CTGGCGATAATGGGCAGAGCGCCCGCAATGGTATGCGGTCCGCTGCGCCATTCCGCCCGACCTAACCAACATGTCGGTACACCAATTTCTCTTCGTCCCTCACTCCAACCCAGTCAGTCCCCAAGTAGGGCGCAAAGTCCTTGCGATCATTACGGCTAATGACGCAGCCGCGGTGTAGACTATATTCTGGGTGATCGCGTTTGATCGTGCATGGAGTCCAACCGTCACTAACCCAATCATAGGGTTTCAGATCGTACTGCATACGTTCGAAAACGCTCTTCACCCAGAGTCGTCTGACCACGACTGGTCCCCGACTGATGCGGATAGGCGCAGGCGCCAGAATTGTGGTTTCTTTTCTGGGACGTTCCGGCCGGTACGGAACGCCGTCCCATTTCCTCTTGTACTCTGAAATGGCTGCCTTCTCGACAAGCACCACTTCAGCATCTGTCTCATCGTCAACAACGGGACCATATGTATACTCAAGTTCACGATACGTCGGTGGTTTCTCCGTCTCCGCTTGTTTGGAGATAGCCAGAGACCGAAACCAACGTTTCTTGAAGAGCATCTTATGGAACCGCCTCGGAATAGACAGGAGATTTGGCGGTCCACATTTCTCCAACACACGTCTAACGAGGTAATGAGTCAGTATGAAGGCCTTGACGGCAAAGTGCTTAATGCCGGATGTAACTGTCCTAAAGAGTGCGTCCCATGGGTCGTCTACCCACTCCTCTCCTTCGCCCGTAACACCCCGCTCGGTTCCCCGGAGGAAACCAAACGAGGGCTTTGGTATCAAACGAAGTCGATTCGCGTCGTAAACCTGCGAGTTAATCTCAACAAAACGACGGTTACACATCGTCTTATCCAGGTTCACGCGAAATCCGACCCACGCGGAATATTTTTGCCACAGCTCGAACTCACTCGCGGTTCCTACAAACGCGCTGTCATCGCCGTTGATGAGCTTGTGTCTGCGAAAGCGGACGAATCCCCTCTCGTCGACGTTGCCCAAGGCGTTGTCCACCACGAATGCATTTATGATGCATAATACCACGAATGAGCATTTCGAGCCCATCATACTTCCGCGTCTTATTGCCCCCCGCCCTTCGCACTCCAAATCTTTGAACGACCGCATCAGAACGTCAGCGGTCTGTTCATCCAACAATTCACACATCGCTGCCACTACCTCCAGAACCGCATCCCGGTTGAGGTAATCTGTCGACGCCGAAAAGTCACCGGAGTAAAATCGTTCCTCCCCCTTCGCCTTCCCCAAAGCTTCGAAATGGTCGGCGCGGACATCTCCACGTACAAGCCACGAAAACCGCGAAATCCTGTTGTAGAAGTACTTCATCCCTTTGTCCAGGGCTCTCTTGACGAAAGCTGGCTGGCAGGTGACTACTCTGTACTTCGACTTGGACTTCACGGCAGTGACTCGTAGGAGACCTGCCGCGACATCTCGTCGCAATGGGGCCGACAGGGTCCCTCCTTCACTCCTTTTCTTCTCGTAGCACGCCTTGACATCCGGTATGTCGGTCTCCCCTTCCCAAAACATCGCTCGACGCTCCTCGTCCGTCGACGCGTCAGCACACCCACCACCCAACAAGAACCTCGCGTACTCCCTGAGGTTTCTCAAGACACTCGGTGGTGTGGTCCCGGAAAGGGCAGACACTCGTTCC